CCTGTTACACGACACTCAAATAGACAAATCTTATAAGGAACCATTACTAGATATGCGCCTCATTTGGGGCGGTAAATAATATCAACGTGGGAATCTAATGCCTGTTCAATCTTCTCATCAGTAACGCCCAAGTAACGGGCTGTAACGGCTGCGGAACTGTGTTGATACAGGCGGCGGACCAGTTCAATGTCCTTTCCGTTCTTGTAGTAAATCTCTGTTCCGAAGTATTTACGGAACGAATGGGTGGATATATCCTCATACCCAGGACCGAGCCAGTCGCAAACCTTTTTCAGATGCTTTTGCACTGCCCGGACACCGATAGGGAATATCAGATCATCGCCCTCAATGCCCTCGGAGTCCGCATATTCAAGGAGGAAGTTGTAGACCTGTTCCTGAACCTTGAAACGGCGAACCTTTCCGGTCTTATGCTCAATAATATTAAAAGCGTGACCGGATGGCGTCTTGATAAAAGAGGAACGCCGGAGGGAGAGTGTATCTCCAATACGCAATCCTACATTCGCCTCAATAACGAGGATCGTAGCAATCCTGGGATTAGGCTGTATGCAGTCTCCAATGCCCTCATATAAATTTTTTATGATAGTCTCGTACTGTTCATGCGTACAAGCTGTTGTTGTCTTTCCTGCCATTCTAACCATCCTCCTACTTACTGATTTTTCATCAAACCGGCAACGACATTGTTGATTGCCGTCTCAGATACAAACCCACCTTGCAACCTTACCGGGGAAAGAGAACCGTTAGGGAGAAAGAGCATATCGCCATGGCCCATGAGCTTTTCGCCGCCGGCCATATCCAATGCGACCATAGAGTTTGTGACTGTACCAACACGGAGACAGATCTTTGTCGGCATATTAGCTTTAATCAATCCGGTAACAACCTTTGCAACTGGGTACTGTGTGGCAATCACAAGATGAATACCACAGGCACGCGCTTTCTGTGCGATTCTTACAATATGTCCCTCAACGGATTTTCCACCCATACTCATAAGGTCGGATAACTCATCAATGAAAACTATGTCACGTCTCATAGGAGCATCTGCGAACTTTGCATTGTAGCTGTCAATGTCACGGCATCCGGCAGCAGCCAGAACGGAGTAACGGCGATCCATCTCAATACAGAGGTTCTTCAATAAATCAACTGCGCCATTCACTTCGGAAACGACTGTACAAGCTGCGAGGTTTTTATAATACTCAAACTCGGTAGCCTTTGGGTCAATGATGTATAAGTGCATCTGAACCGGGTCTTTCTTCATCAATAGGGAAAGAATAAGGTTGTGCAGTACGATTGATTTACCAGATCCAGTCATACCAGAAATAAGGATGTGGCACGCCTTGGCAATATCAATGTAATGCTTGGAACCATCAACTGCCATGCCGACTGCCATTGTGAAACCACTGGAGGACTGAAACTCATTATCAATGAGCATATCGCCCAGGAACACGGTTTCTGTACCGGTCGGAACCTCAATATACACATAGCCATTATCAAATCTCAAAGAGGCGTTGCAGTGTAAGGCTGCCTGAAATTCCTTTTCACGTCTCAAAATGGCTTGCACCTGAGTTCCGGGAGCCGGTTCAATAACATACTGTGTAAGGCGTGGTCCTTGATTGATTTTTACAAGGGTGGAGCGGAGGCGGAAAGAGTTCAATACACTCAATATGGTTTCGGCTTCGTTCTTTACTCCATGGGATCCCCATGAGGTGTGATAAGTCATATTGCCATCAACGGCAGGGAAGATATACGGCTTTGTAAGTTCATACGCCGGAGCGGTGGCAGCGGTCTGTCTCTCTGCGGACTCTTTCAGTCCTGCATTGAGAAGTGTGCGGGCCTCGCTGTGTTTTCTATTTGCGGTCAATGCCTCCATACAGTTAATAAATACGCTTTTCTTTCTCATGGTTCTCAATCCTTTCTTTACCGGATGCCGGTAGTACACAACTTTCTGTTTAATGCCTGTAATTCTTTGATGTGTATGTCAATAGCTTTCTGCGATTCAGTGTCACATACAAGGCGTTGCGCCTGCCCTGCGTTTTCTATCATTGTCAATACACTATCGCTCAATAATGTCTGTTCTCTATCTGTCAATGAAATAACTACCATGTTCATACCTCCTACAACATATCATTACTTGAAAAAGTATTCAAAAGGATCTCATTGTCGGTTTCTGTTATATCCAGATAGTTGCCGGAATCATCAATAATACTCAATGCTTTTTCTTTGGTTATAGGTCTTTTCTCTGCGCCCCTAAAAGCGAAGCCATATCGGAACATCAAAGGCTTTTCGGATGCCTCAACAACTTCCCTTGCCTTGGCTCTGTCCAAGGTACCTTTATAGAATGACATTTCTAACATTTTATGTTACCTCCATATTACAACGTGTTACATATCGTTACAATGTAACGGATTAGATTAAAATACTCTCAATCAATCGGCGGTTTCCGGGTGTAACCTCTCCGCCGTAGTTGGAAACGGTTAGAATCAGGTCAATAGCCGTTCTCAATCCTCGAAGCTCGGCAGATACCCGGCTGCGCTCATTGTGGTAATTTTTCAACGCCTCACGCTGAATAGGAAGCTCAACAGAAAGCTCAAAGCGTGTGCGGCGCGGTGTGGATGGGTTGTTATAGGTGCGATCCATTGCATCAATGGCAGCCATGCGGCGATCCTCTTCAATGCTCATGCGCTTTTCTGTTGCTTCAAGGCTTGACACCTTGGCCTGCAGTAACTCAAAACTGCTCATACCGTTCTCAATTCTCAATGCTGTATTATTCATGGTTTCTTATCCTCCTAAACTCAATATGTTATGCTGTGACTACTTCATAATTTGCCGGAATCCTGGTTGCTGGCATATAACGGCCAGATGATTGGCAGAACCAGAAAGGGCGTTTGAACTGATACGCCGCGGCGTGCTTCAATAGTTCGATGCTTTCCCCGGTGTGGAGAGTAAAGCGGATCACTGCGCCGACAGGCAAATTTTTCAATGCGTGCGGATCTTTCTTTGCTTCAATGTTCTTTCTGCATCTCTCACGCCAGTTATTGGCATATTCTGAATCAGTAGGGGAGAGAAGAGAGAGAATAGAAGCCGGGCAATGATTTTCGCATGGTCCGGAACTTTCCCCCATCGTCTTAACTCCAAAGTTGAAATAATCCCGGCTGTTGGTGTGTGTCAATGCAACGGCGGCGGCTGTCTCTGCCTCTCCGGTGCTCAATTCTGTTATTTTAATAGCTGCATAGTATGTACTTCCTACCATTGCGGACCGTACAACTTCGGCTTTCCTGGTGCCGTTATGCCAGGTGTAAAGCTCGTCAATTTCTGCTTTCCGGTCAATAGCTCCGGTTCTGGTGTAGTGTGTAGCGTGTGTATAATCCCATCCCATAATATAAAGGCCTCCTTAATCCTGCACCGGCTCACATTGTAAGCGGTGGTTTTTGCTAAATGTTATCAATATATGTTTTGTGCGGTTTCTCTGTTTGAAATCCTCAAAGAA